ACAATTCAGTAACTGGGCTGGACCTGATTTGTATTGGTGGTTTAGAGATGTTGATGCCAGATGCAACAATTGGTACAAGATATGAAGATAGGATTTAACTGTAGTAGTTTTGATTTGTTGCATGCTGGGCATGTAACCATGCTTAAGATGGAAAAACAGTTGTGTGATTATTTAATTGTGGCACTACAAACGGATCCCACAATTGATCGTCCTGGTATCAAAAACAAACCAGTACAAAGCACATACGAACGTTATGTACAGTTGCAAGGTTGCAGATACGTGAATGAAATTTTAGTGTATGATACGGAATTTGATTTGTTACAAATGCTACAAACTCAAACCATACACATTAGATTCCTTAGTGACGAATACATTGACAGGGATTTTACAGGCAAGCAATGGTGTATAGACAACGGAATAGAGTTACACTATCACAAAAGATCACATGTGTATAGTTCCAGCGAGTTACGGGCAAGAACTGCTAATTTAGAAAACACCAAAGACAATGTTAGTGCATTGCCACAGCACAGTCCAAACTTGTTAAACAAGATAAGGTAAGAATTTTTTGTAGATCAACCCTTGACGACTTTCCTCGTCAGTCCAGTGACATGCACTTAAATTGTTCAACCAGTTTGTTCGATCGGGCATGGCAGGATTATGAATTGTGCCAGCATCAGTATTGGCCACTTGCCAACACACACTGCTAGTATCATCTACCCATAGCGGAACTCCGTGCAGTATTGCGGCAACCCCACTGCTACTGTTAAACACAAAAGCACCTGCGGCCTGTTTTAAATCTCTCAATAAAGAACGTTGGGTTGAATTACTCACTGTGACCCCGGGTTGTATTAATGAAGTTGGATCGGCCATTTTTCCCGGATGTGGGCGTAACACAATGGGCATGTCAGTGTGTTGCCGTATGAGTTTTATTTTTTGTTCAGTCCAAGCCAGTGGGTGCAGACCCTTCATGGTAAACCCACCGTCTCGTTGCATTAGTAGTAGTATGTAATTTCCAGTTGAGCGCCAATCATGTACACTGACTCCAAAATCTTTTGATAATTGATTCCATCTTGAGGAGTCTGAATTTTTATTAGCATAGTTGCCAGTATCATAAAACGGACTGCCTATGCTGTAACGTAGATACCGACTGTCATTGTCTGCAAATTTAAAACAATTTGCATCAATGCACATGGTGTGATTGCCCAACCGCTTTTGTTGTTGTATTATATGTGCTCGTAGTTTTATGTTGGGGGTGTGTTGTTGAGGGCTGGCCCACCCTAACATCACTGCTAACTTTGATGGAGTATATGTATTTTGTGTTTCTACATGCACCCTGGCGCCTTGTGATCGTGCGCCATCAGCAAACGCTGTCAAGGTATCAACTTTTCTACCTGGACTTTGTTTTTGCAACGAACTTAGATAAACAACAACGTCAGTCATGTTCGTTTAGTATCTGCCAGGCTGTGCCGTCTCGCATTTCAACTTCGGTAAATTGACAATACGATATGTGCCGGGCCCATGCGTATACTTCATCCAATGAAGGAATACGAATATTTTCTATATCTTGTATGTGATGACTGCACAAAGGCGCAGCCGCATTTGGTCCTAGTGTGATTGCAGGCTTGCCCAATAGCAATGCTTCACCGGCTGCAATGCTAGAGAATGTCACTAGACAATGCACATCACGAGACAGGGCCATCTCCATTGTATCATCAACAAGTCTGGCTGTACGACCTGTTTTGGTACGCACCACAATTGGACGATCAGTATGTTGTTTTATTTCTGCTTGTGTTTGTTCTAACCAATCTTCAAGAACAATATCATAATTGTACAATAGTTTTTGACTAGGAGGAGCAATCAGAATATTTTTACCTTTTCGCATTTTGCTAATTTGCACACCAGTTTTTTCAAATCTGTCTCCGGGTCGTTCCACAATGTCACCAAACCATTGCATATCGTTTTTGGTAATGCGATGATACAATTTTTTCTTAACGTTGCCAAAATATCCAGTGTCAATGTAATAAAAAGTTCTGCCGGTGTTGCAGCATGCAATCATTTGTTCTGCCCGGGTAATACCCCGTAACACCAATGGTGTCGATGTAGTTTCTTCTCGAGCCCAGTTACTCAGTCTGCCACCGCAACCTTGTACAAAACTTTGCAAAATTGGATCGTATATTTTTCCCTTTTTGTTGAACTTGTCTTTAAGCTCCTTGGTATCATTTGTTACGGCTGCTACATTTCCTGTGTTTAATAATTTGATCTGATCCACAATAGAATCAATGCTGGTGCCATAGTAATGCCCATCGGGGTCTACTCTCCATCTTAGTATATCTCTAAAAATACTTTTGATAGGGTCAGTGGCCATATCTAACTCGTGTATTCCCGACGGAGCGGGCAAGTTAAAATTTGTTTTACCGCCGGATTTTTCTTTCTTTCCAAACGTCAATTCCCAATTGCTTGCAAATGTATTTGCATCGACACTTTTGGGTCTTGCCACCGATCTGTTACCGTTCATTCTATCAACCTTTGCTGGCAATACTCTGTAAGTATGCATTCTCTGTGCCAATCTTCACTTTGTGGGGTATCAGCAAACTCGTGAAAGCATGGCGTACCAAGTGTGTAGTGCAAGAGCTTGGCGTTGGTATTTGGCCCGTATTCATCGGGCAACCAGTTCCATTCGGGAGGTAGAGCACCTATACGGTCGTCGTCTATCCACGAGAAGCGGTGGAGCTCACTGCCTGTGGATTGTTGGACAAACTCAGGAGTAAGAGCCCGGTTAGGAAAGCTATTACAATTCCACAGAATAACACTACTCCAATTTTTTCGAGGATAGTCTTCATTTTTTGCTCCTAGGTATTTCACAGGCATACGAGTTTTATAGTCGTGTTTGACTACCTGTACATCTTTGTACACATCTCGCAAGTTCCATAGTTCTGCTATGTCTCCACGCACAATCATGTCACCATCTATAAAGATAGCATGGCCGGTGTAATCCATCAGGTGCGGCACCAGAAAGCGTGTGTAGATAAACTGGTTTGATCCATCCGTGTGTGTTTCTGCATAGTCTCGAAACAGACTCAACGCAACTGGCACAATGGCCACTGGTTGAGAACTGTTGCGAATAATACTGTTTACACAAGTATGGTATGCAATGGCTTCTCTGGGGTCGTAGCCCACAAATACTGGTATGATATTTTTCATTGGCGTTCTATGTCCTCTTCTACACAATCTTGGCCGTACTGTATTTCAATCAGCTTGAGCAGCTGATCAGTTTCGTTGCACAACTGATGCCATTCACGGCATTCAATAAAAGTATGTTCATGCACGTCAAGCTGACACTTGACGTCACGATCTGTGCTGGAATCTTCTAGAGTGTACACTGTTGCTGTGCCTTCGGCCACAAACCAAAACTCCTGTCGTAGATCATGGCGTTGCATGCTCAAACAGGTCCGGGGCTGCACAATGAGTTCTTTGAGCTTGGTGTTGGCACCTACTTCATGCAGCACACGATAATATCCCCAGGCACGTTCGGTCTTGGGTGCTTTCCATTCTTGTAATATCCAGCTGCTGCTATTCTTTTTATCTTCACCGCCTACACCAAACACAAATGATAAATTGGCATCTACCACATCCATTTCTGGAATGTTATCTTGGGTCCTGTCGCCGCCATTGGCAAATATCAGTTCGGCCTCGGGGTAATGTGCTCTTGCTTGTTGAATAAAATGTTTTGCTGATCCGTCGTCATCGTCAAAGGTATAAACTTCATCTACCATTGATAGATTGTTAACAATACAAAGTCGTTCGTTCCATGGCATAAAGGCTGCACCTTTTTTTCGAACAAGCCAATCGTCGCTGTTGAGTCCAACAATCAACATGTCACCTAGAGTTTTTGCAGCTTTGAAATAGGCAATGTGCCCAGAATGAACAGGATCAAACCCACCAGTTACTAGTACTATTTTCATTTTCTTACCAATATAACACCAGCATTTGTGATGTGTGGGGTAAACCCTAATGTTAACAAATAAGGAACAGCCGCTCCGCTTTTGCCGTCGTAAGTCAGATTACTGGTAAGAAATGTATCATCACACACAATAACACATTGTTTGGCCAACATATTTGTTAATTTGATTGCTTGCATCAAGTGGGCAATTTGGCTATTAGTGTTGGTCATTTCTAATTGGAATTTAGACCGATATGTATCTCGCTGGTCTTTTAAAAAATCAGGAGGATGCTCTTCTCCCCACCAGTTCCAATCAAAGTTATCTAACAACACTATACTAAATTTTAAATCAGTATACTTGTCTAAAAAATCTTCACCTTTAATACTATAAAATTTAATAGACTTACCATGATACTTCTCAGAATTTGCACTTATTATTTCGGCACTCATATCCACCGAATGGAGAATTTTTTGATTTGCAAATGCAATATCGCTTAATACCAAGGTACTGCCCTCTCCACGGTCGCTTCCAATCTCTAATAAATCATTTGTAATAGAAATCTCAGCTGCATATTGCTTTATTAAATTAAAATTCATTCCCATATATTTTTCCTTTTATTTCTTCAAAGTCTTGATTGTTTTCAACCCCACCACTATTTTTCATAAAGATATTTATCGTTATGTACGCACATAAATATAGAATGACTGCCTCGACTACCAACACACAGCCACTGGACTGTGCTTGTGTTATACACAGCAACGGATACGACTGGACCTATGTGGATCGATTGTACAGCATGTTATGCAGACATTTGACACGCCCGGTTCGACTGCATGTTTATACCGAGGAGTCCAGACCAGTTCCGGATCACATGGTCAAGCATTGTTTAAAAGATTGGGGGTTTGCTGGTCCCAAAAAGAGTTGGTGGTACAAACTACAATTATTCAATACCGAACATCATTCAGGTCCCATGTTGTATTTTGACTTGGATGTGGTCATTGCCAACAACATAGACTGGATTTGGCAATTGAATCTGCGACATTTTTGGTCTATTCGCGACTTCAAGTATCTATGGAAACACAACTGGACCGGATCAAACACCAGTGTCATGTGGTGGGACACAGCACAATATCAGCATGTGTGGAACACAGTGGTAGATCAGGACATAGACTTTTTTGTTCATAAATACCGCGGAGACCAGGATTTTGTGTCAGATGTAATACCCACAGCACATCGTCGATTTTTCCATTCGGAATGGGTAAAAAGTTGGAAATGGGAATGTGTGGATGGTGGGTTTGACTTTGCTCGTAAAAAGCACCGGCTGCCAGGCGCAGGAACCCACATAGATGATGATACTAGTATATTGGTATTTCATGGCAACCCTAAACCGCATGAAATAACAGATGCTGCCGTGATAACACATTGGCAGTGATAAATAAACACAACAGGAGACCTTAAATGGCCAACAGAACAATACAATTTTGCGGATACGCATACGGCAATGTACCGGTACAATTAAATGCACACATCAACGGACAAACAGTGTTCAGTGGCACAGTTGCTACATTAGATGAAATTTTTCCTGTCTTGCCAATTGATATGACTGCTGCACCAGTGTTATTTTCGGTTCTTGAGTCGGCGTTGTTTCCAACCAGCTTCTCTGGGGCATATCCAATGACAGTTTCTGTTGCAACCGGATACGGCATAATCCTTGGTAACACCAATAGCAACTATATGCTAAGTGCTAGCAATCAAGTAGAATTCAGCGGCTCTATCAGTGGAACAACATTAAATGTAAGCAGTGTAACATCTGGAGAAATTCTCCCAGGTCAAACCATATATAATAATGTCATAACCGCAGGAACAACAATTATCTCAGGCAATGGATCAACTTGGCAAATCAATGGCAGTCACAGTCAAGTAACAAGTGAAGCAATTATAAATGGTGCAACTTTTGTTACAGGAACTGTAGACCAATTTAACTCGTGTTTTAACGGAACTCCGACAAATTCAGAGAGTACAGAAGATTCTCGCAGTAGTGTACAAATCAATGGCGTACCTCAAACTCCACCACGCGACTCAAACTCATCTGGCCAATGGACCTGGCTAGTTGAAGCCGGCAGTACAATTGAATACAATTTCAATGTGTCTGTGGGCGACGAGTGACCCAATACTTAGCAACACTAAAAACCCTGCTCAAGCAGGGTTTTTTTGTGGTTGACCATTAATTCCCATTCTGCTATAATTAACACATAAACAGCAACAGGAGCAACACATGAAAGTACCATTTAAACAAGTTCCAGTAGGGCGAGTGTTTAAATCTAACGGTAATCTTTGCTACAAGAAGTCTACCCGGACTGCTTTTCTTGTATTCAGCTACGACGAGAACCCATTCTCAGCATCTGTGACAGAAGGTAGCTGGTTCTATTTTGGTCAAAACGACATCTGTGTGATTTAACGGTTGACCATTAATCACCATTCTGCTATAATTAATACTTAAACAACGCACACCAAAGGAGCCAACCATGAGTGCAATTCGTATCGTTCGCGGCGAGTATCGTAAACGTCCCGTAGCCGATCAAGTGTTTAGTCTTGTGTCGGGTTTTCAATCCGGTGCCAAAGGCAACTTTGTGACTGTTAAAAACGACGGTAATTTTCCCAATTGCCCAGATACTATCCGTATCCGTGTTGACAACATTTCTGATATCGAGTATACTAACGGCATGACAGACACAACCACCAACGCTGCCAAGGCAGTGGCTGCTCCGGCAGAAACAGAAGAACAAGCCATTGAGCGCATTCGTGAGCGTTTTGACATCCTACACGAAATGACTAAAGCAGCAGTCACAGGCGACATCCGTGCTATGATTGTGTCAGGTCCTCCGGGCGTGGGCAAGAGCTTTGGCGTGGAGCAAGAGATTGAAAAAGCCACCATGTTTGACAAGTTGGCAGGCAAGCGTCTTCGTGCAGAAGTTGTCAAAGGTGCGGCTACTCCTATCGGCCTGTACCAGACTCTGTACAAGTATTCAGACGAAAATTGTGTAGTGGTGTTCGATGACTGCGACAGCATCTTGCTGGACGATGTGAGCCTTAACTTGCTGAAGGGTGCCCTGGACTCAGGCAAAAAGCGCAAGATTTCGTGGTTGTCAGAGAGCAGCAGCCTGCGCCGCGAAGGTATCCCAGATAGCTTTGAATTCAAAGGCAGTGCTATCTTCATCACAAACTTGAAGTTTGACAAAATGAAGAGCCAGAAACTTCGGGACCACTTGGATGCACTGCAATCGCGATGCCACTACTTGGACCTGACTCTGGACACAATGAATGACAAGATTTTGCGTATCAAGCAAATTGCCAAGGATGGCGTGTTGTTTGCAGACTACGACTTTGAACCCGAAGTTCAAGACGAGATCATTGCATTCATGGACACCAATCAAAATCGTCTGCGTGAAATGAGTCTGCGTATGGCAATCAAGATTGCTGACCTGCGCCGGATGAGCATGTTGAACTGGAAGCGTCTGGCAGAAACAACTTGCATGAAGGTGGCATAACATGATCAAAGGATTCGAACATGTCGGAACTGATCATCGGTGTAATGTTTGTTCCACTGGCTTTACTGATGATGAGGGCGGGGTGTTGGGCTATTTTGGTATGATCCCTGTGGCATTTTGCCCCACCTGCTATTCCAGCATGGTGGACATGGTCAGTCAAGATTTAGATATTGGAGTTGAGCATGTTTGAAATTTGGGACGGTGACTTGTTCTTGTACGCTGTGGATACCGAGTACGAAGCAGACGAACAGGCTGAAGCAGGCTTTACTGTGAAAGAAGTCGAACAATAATCCTGAGCTCTGGTTGGCTCCGGCTCAGGCTTTTGGCAGGTACCCTTAAAAAAGGTACCTGTTTTTTTTTTGAAACAATAAGTACACGGTGCAAATAGTTTTTTCAGATAATACCTCTGTTGATTTAATATTGGAATCAACCCCGTTGACCATAGTGTATCAAAAAATATACAAACATCTTGGACAGGTGCCAGTGCCATTTCGTCGATGGGATCATCCTTTTTATTGCAATAGTCTCGAACAACTGGTTGAACAGTTGATCATGTATGCCGACAAATTATCAGTCACCGTGTGTGGCCAATCTTGCTTGAATCAGGATCAAGATTATTTTAATGCCCTTCACAAAATCTACGAAGACAACTACAATGGGGATACCACTTGGTTAAATTTTCACGAGCATATCCACATGTGCGAACGCTGGCCTGTACAAGAACCAAGATTGACCATTGACTATAGAGAAAAATCTGGCCTGCTGGAACAGCCATTTGAATCAGACTGGTTGGAAAATGCCACTACAAAACTCAAAGCAGGTGATGTATTTGTAGAATGGGCGGAACTAGGAAAAACGCCATATGGTTATTGGAAAGACCGCGAGTCCAACAACATGACTCGCCTATGCGAATTGGCCAAGCCTTGGCTAACACTTAGACCTAGCATTATTGTAGCTCTTGAAGACATAGACACATTGAACAATGTTGATGTTCTGTCATTTGAATCTTGGTGGAAACATCACAGTGAAGATTGGTGTCGGCACTGGAACATTCCATCTTGGTCCATAGTTGATATATTTTCGGTTGTGAGATTGGGACGGGTGCCTGAATTTGAAAATATAATTGAACAATTAAAAAACAACAATATGCCAACAAAAATATTGTTATGACAGTGCAATTTGTTCATTTAGCAATCTCAATTTTGGAACCTGGTTGTAAATTTCTATCAGATGCTGTATAATAAACTTAATGAAACAAGCAACAATAATCATACGAGACGAAGTCAATATCAAGATTGAGGGCTTAGACGCCGACGTTCGTCGAGCATTGGTCACGGCTTTTAAATATGATGTTCCTGGTGCCCGTTATTTGCCCGCAGTGCGGTTGGGTCGCTGGGATGGCAAGGTCAGTTATTTTCAGTTGGGCGGCAGCACCTATGTAAACCTGCTGCCTGAAATTGTACCCATCTTGGAACGATTCAATTATGACATTGAACTGGATGACCAACGCACATACTCCACCACATTTGATTTTGATCACATCAAAGAAGATTCGTTTGCTCACAAAGTCTGGCCCCGGACACATCCAATGGCCGGACAGCCTGTGGTATTGCGTGACTACCAAGTTGAGATTATCAATGCCTTCCTTGGCAATCCACAATGCATCCAGGAAGTGGCCACAGGAGCAGGCAAGACACTAATGACTGCGGCCCTGAGTCTCAGTATCGAACCATACGGACGCAGCATTGTGATTGTGCCCAATAAAAGTTTGGTCACACAGACCGAAGCAGACTATGTGAATCTGGGCCTAGACGTTGGTGTATACTTCGGTGATCGTAAAGAAATTGGACGAACACACACCATCTGCACCTGGCAAAGTTTAAATGTGTTGATGAAAAATACCAAAGCCGGCGTAGCAGACATTACCATACAAGACTTCATTGAAGATGTGGTATGTGTCATGGTGGACGAAGTACACATGGCCAAAGCTGATGCTCTCAAAACCCTACTAACCGGCGTGATGTCTAGAGTGCCAATTCGATGGGGCCTAACTGGAACTGTGCCCAAAGAGCCATTTGAGTTCCAAGCGCTGAAATGTAGCTTGGGCCCGGTTATCAATCAGCTCAGTGCCAGTGAACTGCAGGATCGCGGAGTGCTGGCACAGTGTCATGTGAACATTGTGCAGTTGGTCGATCATGCAGAGTTTTCAAACTATCAAAGTGAGTTGAAGTTTTTATTAGAAGATCCTGATAGACTGGCAGCCATTTCTGGACTGGTTGCACAGGTCAACAACACCGGGAATACTCTGGTATTGGTGGATCGTGTGGCAGCAGGTCGTGCGCTGGTTGCATTACTGGGCGAGAGGGCAGTGTTTGTATCGGGCGCAACCAAAGCAGGAGCAAGACAAGATGAATATGACGAAATTGCAACAAGCACTGGCAAGATTATTGTGGCGACTTACGGTGTGGCCGCTGTGGGTATTAATATCCCTAGGATTTTTAATTTGGTTCTTGTGGAGCCCGGAAAGAGCTTTGTCCGCGTTATACAAAGTATTGGGCGAGGTATTAGAAAAGCAGAAGACAAAGACCACGTCCAGATCTGGGATGTGACGTCAACTTGTAAATTTGCCAAGCGTCACTTGACCAAACGAAAAGTATTCTACAGAGATGCCAACTATCCTTTCTCGCAAGAGAAACTAGAATGGAAATAAAGGTTGTAATTTTTAAAAAACCTGCTATAATAACAACATGCGAATTTTACAATTAGACACAAACACATCCTTTGATCTTGATCATCTTCCAGAAGAAGTTGATGACATGAGATTTGCCATATTTGACAACAGCGATCCCAGAGATCCTGACTATCATTATATTCCGTTGATTTTTCTTGAAAGTTTTAATGCTCCTGCACTGGTATTAAAAATTGGCGAGCACAAGATACGCATGCCCATGGACTGGCAAGTGTTGATTGGCGAGCCCGATGTAGGCGATCTCGAAGTGTTGCCGTTGACCAGTATCAATGATCGCGGGTTTAAGGTATTCCAGTTCAATCCGCTTTCGAGTTTCAGACCAAGTTTTCCTACTATTGAAATTGTAGATGTCTATCACGAAGTGGCATGGTATGCCCCCAAGTTGAAGAACGGGCAGATGTTGTGTGTTCCCATATCCGACGGGTCCAAGCCAGAGTGTGTTTATTTTGTCAAAGACATCAGCCGTAACTGTGAAATTGTTGACTACAGCAAAGCATGGTAATATGCATTTAAGGAAATATTATGAGTGACATTTACTGCAAGGCTCCATGGACATCGACTACCTACATGCCCGGCGGCAAATTTACTCCGTGTTGCAGTTGGCACGGCGATCATTTTGACAGCCCTGAACAGGTTCGGGAGGTAGTGGGTGGAGCTTTTTTGCGCGGCGAAATACCAAAAGAATGCATGGGATCATGCCCACCCGACAAGCCCGGCTGGCGAAAAATGTTTCAGGACTATCCTACAGACTTGGTCAACTTGCAGGTTCACTTTTTGGATTTTAGAAACAACAATCTTTGCAATTTAAAATGTCGTAGTTGTGGGCCTGTACTCAGCACCAGCTGGGCCAGCGAACTAGGACATCAAGTGATTCACCTGCATGAAGAAACTGAATTGAGCGACATTGATTTGACTCACGTTCAACAGATTTATTTTGCCGGTGGCGAACCCTTGTTGAATCCTCAACACTACCAGTTGTTGGAAAAATTGATTGCAGCACAGTTACAACCTCGTATAATGTACAGTACCAATATGACTGTGTTGGGTTACAAAAATAAACATGTAAAAGACTATTGGTCTAAGTTTGATTACATCAGTGTCAATGCCAGCATCGATGCTGTGGGAAAAATTGCCGAAATAGTTCGTAGCAGTACCAAATGGAGTCAAGTTGAAGAAAATATTGCTTGGTGCAAATCACAATCCCATATACAATTATCCTATGCACCGGTGATCAGTGCTATTAATATTTGGTGGATAGATCAATTGTTTAATTATTTTTTACAGCAGAAGATTACACAACAAGCGTTTCAACCGGTATTGGCCAATGCTGATGGACCAGAGGGTTTGGCCCTAATTCCATGGGAGTTTCGCGACAGTTTGATTGCCAAATTAGAAACAGCACCGTACCAACATGAAAACATTAGTCGAGCAATTGAAATATTGCGCACACAGGATGCCACTGCTGGTTGGTGGAAGTTTGTAGCCCAGCAACTCATGATGGACCATGTGCGAGACGAAGGATGGTTTGATCAGCTGCCAGTACAACAGCAGGTCTATAAGAAAATTTTCAAAAATGGATAAACTATCAATACACAACGAGATGCAGCAGTTTGATCTCAAGAATAGAAATTTCTATGCAGAACTCTCTGACGAAGAACGCAAAAAGTTCTCACCTTTCCTGATGATCAGATGGGGCAGTGCAGTAGAAGGTTCACAGGAACTGCAAGAGTTCTATCTCGTTGCTACCAATGAAAGATTCAACAAACACTTCTTTACACTGAGCCGGCATCCAGCACTACAGTGGCTCTGTGCCACCACTGTGAGCCCCGACATGGGCACACCAAGACACAACTGGATTGCTCCCAAAAAGAAAGAGCCCGGCGCCAGCAGCATTCGTAAACAATTGGCAGAAATATATCCAGAAATGAAGGACGACGATATTGCTGTGCTGGCATCAATCACCAGCAAAAAACAAATTGACGAGCATCTCAAGTTGATGGGTCAAGAAACTAAAAAATGAAATATACTTGTCAGTTTTGCAAGAAAGACTTTGTTAAAGAAACAAGTCTCACTGTGCATAGCTGTGAGCCACGCAGACGCAGACAAGAACGAGCAGAGCGCGGCGTGGAATTGGGGTTCCAAGCGTACATCAAGTTCTTTGAAATGACACAAGGCAGCGCCAAATTAAAAACCTATGATGATTTTTGTGAAAGCCCGTACTACAAAGCATTTGTGAAGTTCGGTCGTTATTGTGTTGATATCCGTGCTGTCAATCCTGCAAGATTTATGGAATGGGTACTGAAACAAAATAAAAAAATTGATCACTGGTGTCGTGATGTAGTTTACACCGAGTACTTGACTTTTTATCTGCGTGTGGAAAGTGTGACAGATGCCCTGGCCCGAGCAATGGAGTTTGGCATTGATTGGTCAGAAAAGACCGGCAACCCACCGCATGATTGTTTGCGCTATGGCGGTACCAACGCAATGGTCTATGCAGTCACAGCAGGCAGGATCAGTCCGTGGATAATCTTCAACAGTGAATCTGGCCAGAAGTTTTTGAGTGAACTCAATGCTGAACAGATTGCCATAGTGTATCCGTATATAGATGTGGATCACTGGCAGAAACGATTTCAAGACTACCCGTCGGATCAAGAGTATGCCAAAGAAATACTAACACAAGCAGGATGGTGATGAATAATATTTTATGCATTGGTAACAATACACAAGATACCGACTTTAAAACAAAAGCTCTTGCGTTTGAAGAATCAGCATACTGTTATGGGCTAGTGTCTGATGTTGACAGCACAGTTACAATCAACAACTTTACTAAGCCCGGATACTATCATACCAGCGTGTATGACATGGAATATGGAAAATTATTTAAATTTGCCCAACAATTTGACAAAGTCATCATATTAAATCAGCCCAAAGAGCAGTATTCTCATCCTGACGCTTTTTTCAAAACTATACAGCTGGCAAAAGAGCTGAAACAATATGTAACAGTGGTGATGTTAGATCCAAAGTATGAAGATAATATTAACTTCTTTGAAAATCTTGTAGAGACGAATAAAAGTTTTTGTATTTTTCCATTCATTGAATTACTGACCAATCAACGAACCGACGGTCAAACCACTGTGTGTTGTAGATCAACTACGCCAGTGGCAAAATTAAATGAAATAACTAATTTTAAAACAGACAAAAATTATAAAATTATACGAGATAAAATGATTGCCGGTACACCGGTGCCAGAACATTGTTCTAGTTGTTATAAACTTGAAGATCAAAATATTTTAAGTGCTCGCCAACAAGAAACAATTGAATGGGCAAACCGATTAAACTTAGGTTCTCTAAGCGATCTTGAAAAAATTGAATATCCTGCCTATTATGAAATTAGACCAAGCAATATTTGCAACCTACAATGCAGAATGTGTAGTCCCGACAGCAGTCATCTGGTAGGTAAAGAATATAAAAAATTAGAATTAATAAAAGAGTTACCGCCCAAAGAACGCAGCAACTTTGATATTGTAGATTTTAAAAATTTAAAAAAATTGTATGTGGCCGGCGGTGAGCCCACTGTAATGCCTGAATTTTATGATTTTGTAGACCGCTGTATAAATGAAAAGAAGATATTTGATTTTACAGTTAACACCAATGCTACCAAAATCAACAATAGATTTAAAAAACAATTAAAATTATTGCCGCATCTTCAATTTATTGTCAGCATAGAAGGCATTGGTGATTTGAATCATTACATCCGATGGCCGTCTGATTGGGATACCATTGTTGAAAACATGAAATATCTTGTTGCCAACAATCACACCGTATCGATAAACACCACTGTATCAATATACAATGTGACACGACTTTATGAATTGTTTAAATGGCTTGATGATGAATTTTCCGGAACATTAGTTCATGCTCAATTGGTCGTTAGCAAAAATGACATGTTGTCAGCATTGCAATTTCCAGATCATAAATTAGCATTGTCCAGACTATTGCCCATACAACAATTAAAATGCTATAATAATGATGCATTGTTAAAAAGTTTTGTTGACGGGCTAATTTCTCACTACCAAAGTAATCCAGTGGTAGATCAAGAAAAATTAAAATTATTTTTTGAATTTAACGACAAGTTAGACAAGTCCAGGAACATAAAACTAATAGACTATGTCCCAGAGTTAGAGCATGCTCGAGATACATTGACAACGACAGGATGGTAACATGATTGACGGAATAATACCCGGGCCAGGGTTAGTAACCTCAGGCGGTGCCGCTATGCAGCCGTACATAAGTCCCGGATCTCAGAGTGCTGGAATATTACGGTACAATTCAAGTTCAAAAAATATAGAAGTGTATGACGGTATCAGCTGGCTGACATTGTCCACCGGCACAACTCAGATAGGTCTTGACATTCCAACACAAGAAGCTGTCCAGTGGGTTCGTCGTAGAATGGAACAAGAAAAGCGCCTTGAAGAATTGGCAAAAAAGCATCCTGCTGTGGCAGATGCAGTGGTCGCTGTGGCACTGGCACAAGAACAACTGGACATAGTGACTGCCTTGGTACAAAAATGAGCGCAGATATTGATATTGATTTTGCTGATCGTAATCAGTTGTTGGAATTGATCCAGCATACTCCTGCACGGCAACTGCATCAAGGACAAGTGCGTCGACACAATAGTGGAGTGTATGTCACAGACATTCCACTGGATCCTGTGAATCGTTGTGCAGCCATTGATTACGAAGCCGCAGAACAACTGGGATACTTTAAAATTGACCTGTTGAACATGAGTGTTTATCAGCTTATTACTAGTCCTGAACACTATGCCACAGCAGTGGCCACAGAACCTGCGTGGAGCAGACTGTGGACAGATACCGAGTGGGCCCGGCAGTTGGCGCACGTCGGCAATTATACTGATTTATTAAAAGAAATGCAGCCGGATAGTATTCCACGAATGGCAGCGTTTATCAGTATTATTAGGCCAGGCAAAGCACACTTGCAACGACAGCCCTGGAGCACTGTGTTTGAAACAGTGTGGGATGGTGATGAAAGCCGAGGCTACACATTTAAAAAAAGCCACGCAGTTAGTTACGCAGCTTTGGTAGCATTACATATGAATCTGCTTACTCCATCCGCCTGACAAGAGTAATACTTTTTCTTTTGCCCTTCTTCAGTGCAATATCTGCAAGACTACACACAGGTCCGTGCAAGATTTCTAGGTCTTTGTTGGCAAATGTGCGCAGGCAAGGCTTGAACATTTCCCAGTCTTTCTTCAGGAAAATGTTGATGGGAATGCTGCGATTGCTTTCCCACCACCATATATTGGCCAACTCCAAAAACTTCTGTTTCATTGTAGAATCGTGTATGCTGCCAAAGTCGTATATGGTGGTGATGGCAGCATCTTGATTCTGAACAATTCCCACATACTCCGTAGATGAATACACGCACAGCGTGATAAACGGATACTGCTCAGTTAGTTTCGTAAAGATATCGTTGCCCATCTGGATATTTATACACTAGCATTTTGGTCGATTCCAAAGAGTCATTGCTTGCTATTTGCTGGCGCTAAATACATCATATGTATTCAACCACTGTATACCTTTACCAGCAAGTAATTAGAGTTCTAACTCCTGACACCAGTGGTGCTTATTTCAATCTGAGGTACGATCCTGTGTATGCTAAAAAACTAACAATTAACAAAGGTGTTGACAATGTGGTGTTGTTTGAATTCATCAATCAAGATGAAAAACCTGTGAACATCACTGGCAGCGCACTGACATTCAGAATTGTCAGTCAGAACGGCGCAGAAGTGCTGGCACAAAAAGACATGGTCATTATCAATGCTGCATACGGTCGCGCCAAAGTAACGCTGACAACAGCTGATCTAGCTGTTGTACAGGCACAGCCTGCAGGCTACAGCATCATGCGGGCCAGCGGCAACCTAACAGAAGCAGTGTTTACTGATGCTCAAGCCGGCGCTCGCGCACCAGTTGACATTGTGGACAGCGTATATCCAGAGTTCGTTCCCAGTGTAGAATTGACCATTCCCACTGTTAATCTGTCAGCACAGACCAGTTATGGTGGCAGCAGTGGATCACAATATCCAGATTGGGCCTTGCAAGCAGGTCAACCCATTGGATCAACCACTCCTTACCAATCCACTGAATACTTCAGCAGTCAGATTGAGCCAATGGGCCCAGTGACCAGCATACAGATGGATCTAGTCGGCTATACCGGCACTATCAAAGCACAGGCAGCAGAAACCTATCAAAGCATCTGGTACAATGTGACACCATCTACCCAGTACTTGAATGCAACTGAAACTATTCATATGACCGTGATTGGATGGCATCCATTGCTGCGCCTGTGTTTTAACAACAGTGTGACCACAACTGGCATAAACGGAACAAACTTTGGCGTAGCAGCAACAGCCAATGCTGTGGTAACCGACGGAGTTGTCACCAGCGTGTCTGTTACCAGCCCAGGATCTGGATACCAAGCACCGCCATTGATTACATTTGTGGGCAACGGTGCTGGCGCCACAGCAACATCTACTATCGGAGCAGATGGCGTACTAACCGGCATCAATTTGGTAACCGGCGGTTCGGGATACCGTCCCAATCCCTACACCATGCTGTCAATTGCTGTGATAATATCCACTGGACATGTGGAAAACATAAAATACCGTTAAACCAAAAAAGTTGATTGTTACAGCAAAACATGTTATAATACTAACATGATCGATGTGTTGGCGTTTTTACCTGCAAAAAGAAAACAATCTAGTTCTGGGTGGCTGTCTTTTAATGCACCCTGTTGCGTACACAACGGCAATACCCAGGATCGCAGAAGCAGAGGCGGCATTAAACTTTCCGAGCAGGGATGGAGCTATCATTGTTTCAACTGTGGGTACACCGCAAGTTTTATTCTGGGACGCAACATTGGATTCAAAGCACGTCGACTGCTTGAATGGTTAGGCGTTCCAGAAAACGATATCAATCAAATCAATCTTGAAAGCATGCGCCATCGCAGCATGGAAGGTATGTTGGAGGATCGTCAGCGTGTGTGGAACCACTTGGCACCGATAGAATTTAAAGAAGCAGATCTTCCTAATTTTGTAGATTTTGTAACACCCGACAGCGCCGATGAATGGGTATACTTACAAAGCAGACATGTGCCAGAAGATTATCCTGTAATGGTGGCAGCAACAGGGTTTGCTAGGAAAGGTGTTGTAGTTCCATTCACATACAACAACCAAGTGGTAGGCAGTACAATACGATTTTTAGACAATCGCAACCCACGCTATATCAACGACATGCCTCGTGGCTATGTGTTTGGCATGGATCTACAGCAAACAGGTTGGCAGCATGTGATTGTGACCGAAGGCATTTTTGATGCGTTATGCATAGGTGGCCTGGCTGTGATGCACAATGAGATAAGTGATGAGCAGGTAAGATTGATACGCAGTCTAGGTCGTGATGTTATTATAGTGCCAGACCAAGATTTGGCAGGACTTGCACTGATAGACCGCGCAGTGGAGTTGGGCTGGGCAGTGAGCATCCCTGAT